CGTTGTGCGCCCTGATCGGGTCCATGCCGGCGCCGATCAGCCCCAGCCGGATGATGGCCGGCGCGTCGCCGACCCGCCATGTGCCCAGCTGGAGCCGGGTGAACAGCTCGAAGGGGCCGCAGTCGCAGGTCTCCTGCAGCTCCTCGATGCCCGCCAGCGTCAGCCGGAAGGCTTGCTCGCCGGAACCCCAGGCGCAGGTGATGAGGCCGTTCATCAGGCCGGCATCGCGACCGAGGATTTCACCAGCGCGCCATCGCCGGCGATCTTGATCTCGACCTTGCGCTTCTCGCCGCGCGTGCCGGACAGGGTCATGGTGACATGGCCGGTGCCCTGATAGAGCCGGTCGGGCGTGCCGCCGCCGGTGCCGCCGCCCTTGATGTAGAAGCGCACCAGGTAGGCGGCCGAGGACAGGGTGGCATCCTCGAGGAAGCTGAGCGCCTCCTTGGCGATGACGCCGCTGAAGGTCTGGTTCCAGCCGAGCGAGGTGACATCGGCGGCGGCCCAGGGCGCCAGATCCGGGTTGTCGCAATCGGGCAGGATCGTGGTGCCGGTCTCCTTGGAGAACTCCAGCTGATCCTCGGTGAAGCCGCAGATCTTCTGATAGGTCGGCGTGGTGGCGGGCGCGGCCAGATAGAGCACGCCGTCGCCGAACTTGAACACGGTAGGAAGGGCCATGGGGTTGTGTCTCCTGCGTTACTGTCTTTCGACCAGGGCGCGGACCGTCAGCACGGCGCGCGATGTTTCGCCGTCGGCCTCCAGAAAATCGCGGACCGACTGGACTTCGTGCTCGATCACCGCGCAGGCCTGCGCCGTCAGATCGGGATACCAATGGTGAAGGGCGTTGCGGACCAGATCGGCCAGCCCCCGCACCTCGACGCGGCCGGGCGCGCGCGACCAGACCTGCAGCGTGGTGAAGATTTCCTCGTGGTCCATGCAGCCGGCGCCGTCGTCGACGGCCTGCATGTCGAAGAGGTGGATGTAAGGCGTCGCCTGCTGGTTCGGCACGCGGTCAAACACCGGAACCGTAGCCAGCCCGGCGGTCGCCTTGAGGCGCGCCACATAGGCCTTCTGCAGGGCAAGGAGCGGACTGCTCACGCGATCGACTCCTGGATGCCCTTGCGCACGGCGCGGCTCATGCGCGCCTTGGCCGCGCGCTTGTTGGCGCGCCAGACCGGGAAGAAGAAGGGCCGCGCCGTGGCGCCCGGATGCTGGGTGCCGGCAAAGCGGCCGCCATTGATGTGCGGCGCGGTGCCGAACTCGACGAGGCGGGCATACCAGGCGCGCGCATCGCCGGCGACGACGCGCATCGTCAGGTCCGGATCGCCGGCCCCGCCACCGCCGACCCCGCGCACATTGGCGTTGTCCTGCTTGTAGGCGCCGAAGATGACGCGGATCGAGGCCCGCAGCGCGCCGGTCTGGTTCGGCGCGACGGCGCGCATCTGGCCGCTGACCACGCCGCCGGTCTGCTCAAGCGAAGCCCGGACGTTGCGCCGCACCGGCCCCTGAATCGCCGCCAGCTTCTGCATCTTGCGCTGCAGGCGGTCCAGACCCTCGACACTGGCCGTCATTGGCGATGACTCCTGCGGCAAGCGCCCTGGCGTATTGATGGGACGGGATGGAACCGGACCAGCCCGCCGGGTAACAGATGATGGCGCGCGGCGCCGCGCCCTCGTCGGACCGGCCCGCGCGCATCTCGAAGGCGCGCAGGAAGGTGACGCGCGGCATCAGGCGCCGAGGAGGACGATGTCGTAGGTGACGGGCGTGCCCGAGCCGCCATTGGCGATGCGCAGGATGTCGCCGGTGCCGGCGGTGACCGTCCAACCCGCGCCGCGGTTGGTGACGACCATTTCCTCGCCCGGGCGCAGCGCCAGGGTGTGGGTGGCGGCGCCGAAGGGGCCGACAAACTGGTTTGATGCGGCGGCGCCGATCACCACGTTGTTGGTGTTGCCGGCGGCGGCGCGCACGATGATGGAGCGGACCACGGCGAAGGTGATGGTTCCGCCCAGCGGATGCGGCAGCACACCGACCAGATCGAGGTCGTCATTGGATGAGGCCGCGATGGTGCGGGTGTCGGTGAAGACGATGTTGGCCTGCCCGGCGGAAGCGCCGGGGTCGAAGGTGACGCGCTCGTTGAGGGCGAAAGGCATCTGCGGCGTGCCGAGATCGTTGACGCCGTAGATCGTGCCCTTGAGGTTGATGTCGAGGGTTGCGGAAACAGACATGTGAATTCCCCTTGTGGTTGGTCAGACGGCCACGCCGAACTCGCCGGTCAGCTCGATCTCCGCCATGCTGACGGGCGTGACCGACCGGATGTTGAAGGTCTGGCCCTGCCAGGGGCCCTCGGTAAAGGCGATGCGATCGGCGGCCGTGATCGTGGCCGTGTCCGGATCGCGCCGGATGGTGACGACGGCGCGCGCGCTCGATTCGAGCCGGCCCGCCTGCAGCTGCTCGCGCCCGAAATCCGGCCGCACATGCGCCCAGCGGTTGAACAGCGTGGCCCATGAGGCCGGAAGGGTGTTGCCATAGGCATCCGCCACAATCGGCGCGCGGCGCTCGAAGCGGGCACGGTGCGTGAAGGCGCCTGCGCCCAGCGTCACAGCGCCACCCGGCGGTGCGGCGCGAGCAGCATGGCCAGCGTCGGGTTGTCGCGGATCTTCTCGGAGACCGTAGTCTCGCGGTTCAGCCAGAGGCTGCCGGCGATCAGCAGGATGGCGGCACGAATCGAGGCCGGGACAGCATCTGCGGTCGCGCCATAGCCGGCGGTGAAGGACACCGTCACGGCGGCGGGGCGTTCGTCGGTGGCCGGCCAGGAGGCGGCGTCGTCGAGCATAAGGAATCCGCCGAGCGCGTCATTGCCGAGCCGGTAGAGCGAGGCGGACAGGGTCTGCGCCGTGCCGGCCTCGTCGACATAGGTGACGGTGGCGGCGCTGACATCCGGGAACGGCAGGCGCAGCAGGGCGTCCGAGGGAACGCCCGGGAAGGACTGCTCCCAGGTCTGGTTGATCAGGCAGCGGCCGAGGATGCCGGACCAGCCGTCGAGATGCGCAACGGCGGCGTCCCGGATCAGCGTGATAAGGGTGGCGTCGTCGGCATACTCCACGCGCAGGTGCTGCTTCAGCGCCGCAAGCTCGACCACCTGGGTCGAGGGCTGGGCAGTGCGGACCGGCGCGAGCGCGTGGAGCATTGTCATCGGGGTCAGAGGACCGGAGCGGTCAGCGGGAAGCCGCGCAGCACGGTGACGGCGATCGGCGTTCCGACGCCATGCGTGCCGGAGAAGTCGGACAGCACCGAGATGTTCGGCTTCACGCCGATGTAGCTAACCTCGACCACTGTCGCGGCGGCATGGGCGGCGACCAGCGAGCGGACAATGCCGCCGGTGGCCCAGACCACGCCGGCGATGTCCGCCGCAGCCACGGCGGTGTGCGTCGTCGGATCGGTGCTGTCGCCGTGGCGCAGGACGAACTCGATCTTGTTGGTGCCGGAGAAGGTGATGCCGCCGGCGCCGACCTGAATCAGGATCAGGGCGCCGTCATAGGTGTCGAGGTTGACGTTGACCGGCGTGTTGTCGGCGTTGTAGGTCGCCGCAGGAATTGCGACAACGCTGGAAATGGTGGAGTGCATGTCGCGCATGGCGAGCCTCGTTCTGGTTGCGGGGATGGCAGGGCCCGCGCATCACTGCGCGGGCCGGTCTTGATCGCGCCGGAGCGCGGGAGCGTCAGGACGCGGCGTTGACGAAGACCTTCACGGCGCCGCCGACATCGACCAGGTTGCCGCCCGAGCGCATCCAGGCGAGGAAACCGACCTGGCCCTTCTTGGCGTAGGCGGAGTCGGTGAAGCGGAGCAGCTCGATCGCCATCACGTCGCGGATGGTGTAGAAGCTGAAATCCCCGTAGAGGATCGACTTGGCCGAGGCCGCCATGTTGGCGACGCTCTGGTTGATCTGGATCGGATCGCCCAGGATGCGGTTCGGCGCGCCGGCCGGGTTGTTGGTCTCATAGCCCGGCACGAAGATCGGGCGGTTGGACCCGTCCTTGATCTTGCGGATCTCGCGCAGGGTGGTGTCGTTGAACATGAAGCGGCAGTTGCCGAGGTCCCGATAGGCCGGGTCGACCGAGTGCTGCAGGTTGACCAGGCTGTCATAGGTGACGGCCGTGACCTGCGAGGAGCTGTTCGCCGCCGTGACGCCGACCGTTGCCGCGGGCACGACACCGAAGGGCTGGGACGAGCCCGTGCCGGTGGTGAAGTGCTTGTTGGTGACGCGGCCGAGGCGGGTGACGAGGCGGGAGCGCACGAAGGCCTCGATGTCGACGCTGGAATCCTGCAGCAGCTCGATCGGGACCGTGACCACCTTGGACGAATACTTGTAGACCGGCAGCGCCTTGGTGCCGAAGTCGACGTCGGCGTCGGAGGCGGAACCGTTTTCGGCGACGATCTCGCCCTCTTCCGAGGTGCCGTCCGAGGTCGGCCACTGCATCGGGTTGCCGCCGGCGGTCTGGATGACATTGGCGACCGCGCGCATGCCGCCGAACTGCTTCAGCGCATCGAGGACCGAGGTTGCGACCTCGGTGGCGACGGTGAAGCCGCCTTCGCTGTTGGTGCCGGTCGACATGGTGTTGCGGATGGTGGCCCAATCCTGCGCCGACAGGGCATTGTCGCCGCCGCGGAGCCACTTGGCATAGAGGCGGGCGCCCTCGCTGCGGTTGTCGACGCCGGCCCGGTCGGCGCGCTCGGCGACATGCTCGGTCAGCGCGTCCTCGGCGATGCGGCGGTTGACATTGTTGATGCGCTCGATCTGCGCGTCGAGCGCGTCGAGTTCCAGCATGCCGGCGTCATAGACGGGCTGATCCGTCTCGGGAGCCCAACTTGCCTTGTTGACCAGTTCGTTGAGCGCCTTGGCCTTCGCCGCGCGCTGTTCACGAAGAGCCTGAATGCTCATGTGAGTGCTTCCTTTCGTTGAAGCCGCATCGTGCGGCGGGGATCTGCTGTGCGCGGCGCGCTCAGGCAGCGGTGCGGACCGTGCGCAGCGCGACGAGGCGGCGGCGGCGGTCAAACTCGGGGTCGGCAGGCCCGGGCGCGGCCTCGGGCCCGGGCTGGGCCGGCGCGGCGCGGTAGGCGCTGAGGTTCCAGGCGGCCTGCGCGCCATTCCTGGCGGGAGCGGCCTGCTTTTCGTCGGCAAGGCCGACAGACACGGCCTCATCGGCGGTGAACCATGTCTCGTCCGCCATCATCTGCGCAAATCCGGCGGCATCCGTGCCGGCCTTGGCGGCGTAGGTCTCGGCGATGGTGGCGTCGACCTTCTCGAGCAGGGCGGCGGTACTGACCAGATCGTCGGCATTGCCCATGGCGAGGGTCCAGGCCTTGTGGATCATCAGGAAGGAGCCGTCGGCCATGACGGTGCGCCCGGCGCTGACCGCGATCAGCGAGGCGGCGGAGGCGGCATAGCCGTCGACATGGGCGGTGATCTGGCCGGCATGGCCGCTCATGGCGGCGACCATGGCCCGGGCCGCGAAGACATCGCCGCCGGGGCTGTTGATGCGCAGGGTGACATCGCCCGACAGGCCGGACAGGGTGCGGGCGAAGGCCTCGGGCGAGACGCCGCCCCAGAACTCGGCCTCGGCATCCGAGCCGACGATCACGTCATAGATGTAGATCGTGTTGCCTTCGGCCCGGAACGAGCCCTTGCGGGCGTTGCTGGCGAGGAGGTTAAACAGCTTGCGCATCGGATTGTCCCTGGCTGGCCTGCGATGGCTGGGCCGCGGCGGGCTCCATGCTGTCGCCGCCGACGGCCTTGTTGCGGTTGAGGACGGCGCGCGCCTCGTTGACGCTGATGATCGGACGCTCGCCGGCCCGGCCGATGCCGATCCGGAGCGATTCCATCAGCGATTTCGTGTCGGCGCGCTCCAGCTCGGTGGTGTCAAAACGCATCACGCGGCTGGCCGTGCGTAACAGCTTGCGGTTGATCTCGTTCTCAAACTTGTTCAGGTGCTGGCGCAGGGCGTAGCGCACGAAGCCCGTGCCCATCTGCTCCACCCCGGAGCCCCAGCTGGTGGTCTTCTCGGTGTGGCCGATCATGAAGGCCGGGACGCCATAGATGCGCGCCACCTCCTCGATCTGGAACCGGCGCTGGTCGAGCAGCTGCATGTCGGACAACGGCATGGTGATGGCCTGGAACTTCAGGCCGTTGCCCAGCACCATCGGGCGGTGCGCGTTGCCGGCGCCGCCATGCCGCTCCTGCAGGCGGGCGTAGATCTCCTCGACCTTCTCCTTGCCGATGGCGTTGTCGGAGGTCAGCAGGTAATCGGGCCGGGCGCTGTTGACGAAGAAACGGCCAGCGAACTCCTGCATGGCCAGCGACGAGCCGCCCGCCATGCTGAGCGCGTGCCGCAGCATCGACAGGCCCTTGACGCCGTCGAAGCCGAAGCCGGCGACGTGGAGCATATCATCCTGATCGAGCGTGCGGCGCGTCTGGCCCTGCAGGGTCAGCAGCGGATCGGGATCGACCGAATAGACCAGGCGCTGGCCGTCCGGCGTCGCCACCACGACCACGCGGCCGGGATGGATCGGCCACAGGCCCGTGACCTCGCCGGCGCGGTTGCGCAGGATCTCGGCATAGGCATTGCCGTGAAGCAGCAGCGACTGGCAGAGGAACTCCCAGCCATTCGCGGCGCTCCAGCGCGGCATCATCTGCTCGTTCAGCATCCACCACAGCGGATCGGACGGGCGGACCGCCATCTCGCCATCGCGCGAGCGGTCATAGATCAGGGCCGGCAGGGCCGCGATGGCGCCGGCGATCAGGTTGACCGAGGCGTAGATCGCCGACGAGGTCAGCGCGCTCGACTCGGTCGGCGCGGGAACGCCCGACTGCGCGGCGAACAGGTCGCCCCAGCTCGAGGCGTTGCGCGTCAGCAGCACGGAGGGCGCGCTGTTCCGCGGGGCCGTGACCCGGTGGAGCCAGCCGCGCAGGCTCATGCGTAGAACTCCACATCAGCCGACATCGCCTCGGGGTTGAGGCTCATCAGCGCGAAGGCGTTGAAGCCGGCCAGCAGCGGGTCGATCTTGGAGCGCCCGGCGGTCTCTTTCGTGATCACCACGGCGTTGCCCCTTGTTTCCTGTTTTGCGTTGCCGACCGCGAAGGTCATCAGCGGCTGGCCGCCATGCAGAAGCCCGCCATCGGCCAGCTTGCGGGCGGCGCCCTGGATTGCGCCGTTGAGCCTGTAACCCTGCGGCACGGAGGTCATGCAGCCCTCGGGCAGGAAGCCCAGCTCGTGCACGATGGCCGCGACGCCGACCGGATCGAGGCCGACGCCGTTCTTTTCCGGCAGGAGCCCGGCTTCCCAGACCCGCCGCACCAGCGCGCCGACGCCCAGCACATCCGGCGAGGTGGCCGCGCGCGCGCCGCGGTTCAGCGCGCCCTCGGCAGCCCCCGCATGCGGCTCGGCCTCGCGGCCTGTCCTGATGTCGACGATCTCCAGATCGCCGGCGTCGGCCAGATCCTGCAGGCTGGCGGCAATCTCCTTGCGCAGTTCGAGGACCTTGCGGTCCACCCAGGCCTTGCTCCACCACATCCACGCGCCGGTCTCGCGATGGCGTCCGATCACCGTCACGGCAAGCAGGTCATCGAGACCGCCGCCGTCAATGCCGATTGTCAC